CCGTTGGAGTTACTACTCGCTTCGGTACTTCTAACTTTACCTTTGACGAGAATGGCCGCTTAGCTGGTGCTGGCTATACTCTTGATCCTGCTTTAGCTGCTATCCGTGATCGTATGCTGTCTCAGGCCGGTGGTCAAGGCATGGGCTTAGCCGATCAAGGCTTAGGTGCCGCACAGAACCTCTTTGGTCTTGGTCAGCAGTATCTTGCTCAAAGTCCTCAAGAGGCTGCTCAGCAGTGGATGCAGTCTCAGCAGGCTGTTCTGCAACCCGGCCGTGAGGCTGCTCTGGCGCGTACCCGTCAAGGTTTATTCAACACTGGTCGTGGTGGCTTAGGTATCTCTCAAGGTGGTGACTTAGCTGCTACTAACCCTGAGATGGCTGCTTACTACAACGCCATTGCTCAGCAGGATGCTCAGTTGGCTGCTCAGGCACAGGAACAGGGCCGAGCACAGACACAGTTTGGTGCTGGTCTGTTTGGCTTAGGCGCTCAGGCTGCTCAGGCTGGTTATAGCCCGTTCCAGACTCAGTTGGGTCTTGCAGGTAACATTGAAGGCATGGGTCAATCTGCTCTTGATATTGGCTCTACTCTTGGTGGTCGTGCTTCTCAGGCAGGTGCTCAGTCTGGTCAGTCTCTGTTAGCCGGTGGCTTAGGCGCTGCTCGGACTATGCAGGCTGCTAATCAGACAAGCGGCTTAGGTGCTGCTATCTCTGGCTTGGCTAGTAATCAGCAACTTACTCAAGGTATTGCTAATTGGCTGAATAAGCCTTCTGCTGCTCCTGATCTGAGCGTTGTTGGCTACAATGGCCCTGATCGTGGTCTGTGGTTCTAAGGAGATAAATAATGGCTAATGAAGTTATGGCTGGTCTGTTCGGGGTAACTCCTGAAGGCTTGGCTGCTCAACGTGAACAAGCTCTCCAGAAGCAAGCTCTTACGTTTGCTCAGTTAGACCCTGCTGCTCAGGCTCAGTATCAGTTATTCCTTGGTGGTAATCGCTTAGGTGGCGCTATCGGTGGCATGTTAGGTGCTCAAGACCCTGAGCTGGCGCGTGTGGCTCAACAACAGCAACTGCTTCGTGGTGTAGATGTTAGTAATGCAGGTGATCTTCGTAGCGCTGCTGCTCGTGCATTAGCTGCCGGTCAAACACAGCTTGCTGGAATGCTTGGGCAACGAGCTATGGATGTTGAGGCAAGCGCTGCTCAAATTGATGCCAATAAAGCTCTTGCTGAACAACGTAAGCGAATTAAACCTGATCCTTCTACAGCTACTGAACGTAGCCGATCTGCTATTGCTGGCTTAGAGGTTAAACTGGCTAAGGGGCTTGATTTAACTCCCGAAGAAGAAGCCAATGCTCGTTGGTTAGTGGCTCAAGAGACTAAGCCTAAAATGTTCCGCGATGCTGAGTCTGGTGAGTTGATTACTATTAACCCTCTGGATATTGCTCAGGCTGCTCCGAATCTTGCTAAACGCCTCGGTGCTAGTACTGGAACTACTCCTGTTACTCCTGGGGCTGTGCCTACTGCTGATAATCCAGTTGTGTCTCCTGCAAAAGGCATCACAGTTACTAAGGTTGGTGAGGGTAAAGGACTTGATGCAGGAACTGTGAGTAAGATGGCTGATATTGATTCTAGTCTTACAAAGTTGGGAAGGTCTGTTAAAGAGCTAGACAATATTGGTTCTCGCATTGATAATCTTGATCTTGGCCTGGTTCAGAACTTTTTACGTGGCGGGGCTGCTTGGGCAGGTGTCAACACTAAAGACCGTACTGAGTTTGATAGTCTTCAGCGTAAGGCTTTACAAGAAGCTAATAACCTGTTGTTGCTGGCTAAGGGCGCACAGACAGAAGGCGATGCTCAGCGTGCTCAACAGCAGATTGCAGACCCGAATACTTGGAAGAATCCTGAAGCTCTTAAACAAGCATTCAAGGATTTACGAGATACCCATGCAAATACAATTGCTTCTTTAGAGGCACAACGGGCAACCCTCAAGAGCAAAGGTAAGGAAACTCCTGCTGCTAAGCCTTCTTCTAGCGGTTACTCTCAAGATCAGGAAGCTTTAATCAACCGTTGGATGACTGCTAATAAACAGCCAAGAGAAGCTGTAGTGAAATATTTAAAGAGTATCGGTAAACTTTAAGGAAATAATATGGCTGAACAACAGTTTAAAACTCGTCAAGAAGCGCAGGCTAAGCTTGTCACTGCAATTCAAGACAACAGCCGTAAGCTTCGTAAAGCATATGACGATAACGATCAGGCATCTATTGATAAGTATTCTAAAGAGTATGATCGCTTAACAGGACAGCTTCGGGCATCTACTGGCATCGGTAATATCGGTGCCGGCGTTGCCTCAACTGCTGTTGGAATGCTTACAGGTATCCCTGATATTGGTATTGCAGCTTACAACTATTTTGCAAAACCTCAACAACCGGTGCAGACTCTTCGTGAGCGTTTACTGTCTGCTGCTAACATTCCTTCTGAGGCTGTCGCTAAAGAAGATCAGTTGACATACTCTTCTCCTGATATTGCTACAGGTGCTGTAGGTATTTACCAACTTGGTAAGCTTGGTTTCCAAGGTGTTAAAGGATGGTTACAAGGGAGACAGACAAAAGAGCTTTTGAGCAAGTTAAGTCCTGAAGAACAGAACTTCTTTAAGGACTTGATGGTTAAAGGCCAAGGTAGTCCCAATACTGAAGTAACTGCTCAGATTGCTAAACTTCAGCAAGACCCTAAGTATGCCGAGCTTTTCAATACCTTGAACCGCGCTGCGTCTGAGCGTGCCACTGCTGGAATCGTTCCTGCTGCTTCTCGTATCTCTGAAGAGCAGGCAGGTGTTGGCGCCGCTGCTGCTGTTCAGAATAGAATTCAAGGTCTTGCTGAGGCACGCAAGCTTGCTGGAGATTCGTCGTTTACTCGTGCCTTTGGCTACGCTGAAGGTAAACAGCTTGTTGATCCGAAGAATACTCTGAAGAATATTGATGGCTTGATTGCTGAGTATTCTAAAAAATCTACCCCTAACGCTGAAAGGGCTGTTGAGGTTCTTAACTCACTTAAGGACAAACTAGCTGGAATTTCTGCTCCGTCTAGTCCTTTTACAGGTGTTGGAGGTGGTGTACAGCCTTCAAGATTAAAAACAGCAGAGGAAGTTCAAGGAGTGTTGTCTGAGTTTGGTAAGAAGGCTACTCAAGGCGATAGCTTAATTAAAGACTTAGCTATCTCTGATGAGCAGCGGATTAGCTCTGCTATCTTTGGTGGCATGAAGGATGATCTAAGTGCTGCTTTTAAGGAAGCTGCTGGTAATGATCGTGCTGCACTTGGTTTCTTAATCAAAGCACGTAAAGACATTGCTGACGCATCTACAAAGTATAATGATGCTATTGCTCAGGGGTTGCCTGCTTTCTTGAAAGATAAGTCCATTGCTCAGATTAGCTTTGAAGATTTATACAGTCAGTATAAGGCAGCTACTCCTGCTCAACGTGCTACTTTTAGAACCCACCTTGAAAACATTGAGCCAGAAGCTCTGAAGAACTTTGATGGCCGTGTTTGGCAAGACTTTAGCGGGAAATATGCTACTACTTTAAGTGATGGTATGCCCGGTACTGATCTTGCTCGTATGGCTCAAGACTGGTCTAAAATGGCACCTCAAGAGAAAGACGCTATTGCTTCTGCTCTTGGACAGAAGTTATCTGACTTTGACGGACGCATGAAGGATGCTTTGGTGTTTACTCGCCGAGCAGCCACAGGACAGCCTCAAGCAGAAGGTTCAACAGTTCAGCAACTCACTCGTGAAGCTTCTGCTGTTGTTGGCGCTTCCCCTGCTGGCTACCAAGGAGCTAAGATCACTCAGCTTATTGGCGATGCTTTTGGTTTGCTCACTAAGGGAGGAATATCTAATGAGTTAGCCATGAAGACACTGCTGACTCCCGAGGGAGCGAAGTTCCTTAAAACAGCAAAGCTTAGTCCCGGCAGTCAAAAGACTCTGGAAGCTCTTACAGCAGTCCAGCAAGCACCGTTAAAGCTTCCTACGTTCATGGCTATGGGTACAGCAATGTCCCCTAATCAGCAGACAATGGAACAACAAGGAACTACTGGTGAATTCCAATGGGTTGATCCAGATCAAGGCGATGCTTCTAATCCGAATGTCCGTAAGTTCTTAGATGAAATTGCTAAGGCTGAAGGAGGGGACTATAACATCATTGTTGGTGGTGGTCGCTTTGAAGACTTTTCCAAGCACCCTGGAATTGTTGGGATGGTAACAGATAAAGGCCCAAGCACTGCTGCTGGTCGTTATCAGATTACTCAGTCTACTTACAATGATCTTGCTAAGAAGATGGGCATTTCAGGTTTTGATCCCGCTGCTCAAGATGCTATGGCTATTCAGTTATTGAAAGATCGTGGCGCTTATGAAGATGTGCTCAGCGGTAACTTTGATGCTGCTAAGAAAACTCTGAGAAGCACTTGGGATGCCTTCAATAAAGGGTCGCAAGAACCTACTTTTAAGTGGGTTGATCCAGATGCTCAATAAATAGACATGGAGTAATAAATGTCAGGAACAATGCAGACAACTTCTGAGACAATGGGAGCCATGGCAGCTAAGTCTGCTGCTCCTGTGACAGTCTCTCTAGCAACTGTAGCGGGGTATCAAGTATCTGAGATTCTTTTATGGGCTACCCTGATCTACACTGTGTTAATGATTGCACATAAACTGTATACCATCTATAAGGATGTAGCAGGTAAGGACTGATTATGAATCGCCTATCAATAGCTTCACTATACCTCTCAGCTAGTGTCTTAGTAGGTATTGCACTGGAGGAACACTTCACTCCTAAAGCAATGATCCCTGTGCCTGGGGATGTTCCTACAATAGGCTTTGGCACTACTGAGGGAGTTAAGATGGGGGACACCATCACACCTGAGAGGGCTTTAGTGAGGCTGTTGAAGGATACAGATAAGTTCGCAGCAGCAGTCAAAAGATGTGCTCCTGTGCCAATGCACCAGTATGAGTTTGATGCTTATGTGTCTCTCACATACAACATTGGTGAAGGAGCCTTCTGTAAGTCTACCTTGGCTAAGAAGCTCAACGCTTATGACTACGAAGGAGCTTGTAAAGAGATTCTGAAGTGGGATAAGTTTAAGGGTAAGCCATTAAAGGGACTGACTAACCGAAGGGAGAGAGAATATGCTAAGTGTATTGGACAAGATTAAGTATCTAGCCATTGCAGTTGCATGGATAGTATCTCTGGTGTTTGTCTACCAATATAGTGCTGACAAAGAGAATAAGAAGCTAGTCCTGTATAAAGCACAGATTGAGAAGAATGCTCAGGACAAAGATGAGGCTCACAAAGCAGCAGTAGTGAAGATACAGAAGGACAAGGAAGATGCGATACGTACTCTTAACAAGCGTCATGCTAGTATTGTTGCAGGGTTGCAGCAGCGTCCCCAAAGACCTGCCACAGCCCCTGAACCCTCCAAAGAAAGTAATCCTGCCCCTATCAGCACAGGAACAGGAAGCACTGGAGAACAACTATACCGACAGGATGCTGAATTTCTTATCGGGGAAGCTGCCAAAGCAGACATCCTCAGACAAGCCTTGATGAGCTGTAGAAAACAATTAGAACAGTAAATAATAAAGCCCCTTTGGAGTCACCTCCATCGGGGCTTTTTTGTTGCTTACGTGAACACGAGAGCTAGTTGAAAGAATCCAAGGTAAAGAATTACACTAGGAACTTCTCCCAACACATCACCTTTATCATTGAAGGTATAGGCAGTGTTGCTAGTAATCCCCAGCACAAGTCCATTTGACCAGCTAAACTGTGTAATCATTGTCCCTCCCAATGTTGCATTGTGGTAGGACGAATCTCAATATAGCCTCGCTCATCCATTTCTATATTGTATTCTTCCCTGGCAAGGCCTAAGAGCGTTACAATAAGACTTGCTACAGCTTTTTCATCTGTAAGGTATCGCCTTTCTTCCAGATATTGCGGAAGAACATACTTTACAATGTATTTGTTCATTGTGCATCCTCATAGTGGGTCTTGGCAACGATATAGTTCTTAACCAGAGAGCTACGAACAATATCTTCAATGGTAAATTCAAACCTAGAGAACTCAGACATACGCTTAGCAATGTCCATGAACTTCAAGATACCAGACTTATCATCTTTCTTGCGTAGGTCTGTCTGTCGATAGTCACCACAGAAGATGATCTTTGATTTATCACCAACACGAGTAATGATGGTATCAAGTTCTTCAAAGTTCATGTTCTGCATTTCAT